TCTTAAATTTTACAATTAAAAATAGATAATCTACAGCAGTTATTAATAATACTTAGCCCATGTTACTTTAAGTAATGTGGGTTTTTTGTTTAAATTTTGTAAGTTTAAACTTTTTATTATACATTTGTATAAACTTAAAAAATATAAATCATGGAAAATCAACAAGAACAAGAGTTGTCAACTGAAGAATTAACAGCAAGAAAAGAAGAGATGTTAAAGTTTTATACTGATTCAGTACCTTATCTAGAAGCTCAACTTAAGTATGAATCTTTATTAACTCAAATTGAAGAGTCAAGATTTAAAAGAACCAACATTCAATTTCAATATGCTATGATGATGGATAGTCAAAAAGAAGCATCTGAAAAAGAAGAACAAGAAGAGGAATAATGGCTTTAGTAAATCAAGTACAGAAACGTGTAAGAATGTCTAAACAGGACATTATTAAATATCAGATCCTAACTTATTGTTATATTAAACATATAACTTTAAGTGAGTCTGATTTAAACTGTTTAACTTTTCTTAGTTTAAATCAACCAATTGAGTTGACACATTTTTGTTATGATGCATCTTCAGATGAAGAACTAATTTTTAAATCTCCACAAACAGTAAGAAACTGTATTAATAAAGCTGAAAAGAATAATTTAGTAATAAAAGATCCTGATAATAAAAAACTTATCATGATCAATCCTGAATTAAAACTTCAAGTAGAAGGTACTATATTACTGGACTTTAAATTCTTAGCAAATGATTCCGAAGAAAGCAAGTAAGTTGTATAAAGAAGTATCAGAAGATTTAAATATTGAAGAATCATTAGTTGAAAATCTTATTGAGTTTTATTACAGAGAAGTAAGAAATGCAATGACAGAATTAAAACATCCTAAACTAGTTATTGAAGGATTAGGTAATTTTGTTATTAAACCTTATGCTGTAAGAAAAGCAATCCCTAGATATATTAAAACACTAGATGATCATGACACTTCTACATTTAATGCTTATTATAATAAAAAGTCTGTTGAAAATAAATTGGATGCTTTAATTAAGATAGAAGAAAAAATAGTTGAAGAAGAAAAAAATAAAGAAACCTTTTTAAAAAGAAAAAATGAGTACATTAAAAAAAATATGGAAAGACCGGAACAAGATTCTTGAAGGTATAACCAATACAATCATACGTAATGAATTTGTAGAAGATGTTGCAAAACACAGAATGGAAGTTTGTGATGCTTGTGACCAAAAAGGTAATAAATGTTTAGTAACAGGAACTGCACCATGTTGTAATGAATGTGGTTGTTCTTTAACTTTTAAAACAAGATCATTATCATCTGACTGCCCACTAGATAAATGGAAAGCTTTAATGTCTGAAGAAGAGGAAGACAAATTAGATAACCTTAAAGATTAATATTATGTATGAACATACGCAACAAATTCAAGGTATATATGTAGCAGATCCTACAAAAGTAATTAGTACAATTCCTAATCATACTATTACTAGTACAAGTAATGGTATATTTGGTGGAGTATTGAATAATGGAAATACTGATTCTGAACCTTGTGTAGATCCTATTACTATAATCAGGTCAAGAATGGAAAAGTTAGAACTGAACAATAGACTTTTAAAATTAAAGATTCTTCAACTTGAAGGCACATTTACTAAAGAAGAAGTGATTAATATTAGAGCAATGCTTATGTCTAATGATGAAGCATCTATTACATTGGCTGATTCAATAATTGAAAATGCATAATTATGAGTATAATATTTAATGATGCAGACCATAGTTATAAAAGTATTGATGGTGATAATATTGACTGGGTTAGTGTAACAACATTAATCTCAAACTTTAAAAAACCATTTGATGCAAAAGCTATAGCTGCTAAAGTTACTAAGAATAAAAAATCAAAATGGTTTGGTATTGAACCAGAAACTATTTTAAAAATATGGGATGATGAATCTCAAAGAGCTATGTCTTTGGGAACATTTTATCATAATCAAAGAGAAACTGATTTATGTAGTTTAGCATCTATTGAAAAAGATGGAGTGACTATACCTATATTTATTCCTCATGTTGAACCTAATGGTGTTAAAGTTGCACCAAATCAAAAGTTAGATTCAGGGGTATATCCTGAACATATGGTATATCTTAAGTCTGCAGGTATATGTGGACAGTCAGATTTAGTAGAAGTAGTTAATAATAAAATATATATTATTGATTATAAAACTAACAAAGAAATTAAAACTGAATCCTTTGTAAATTGGGAAGGTGTATCAGATAAGTTATCTTTTCCTTTGTTACATTTAGATGATTGTAATTTTAATCACTATGCACTCCAATTAAGTATATATATGTATATTATGTTAAAGCATAATCCTAAATTAAAACCAGGAGCAATGTTTATACATCATATAGTATTTGAAGAAGATGATAAAGATGAAAATGGTTATCCTGTAACTAAGTATTCACAAGAAGGAGATCCAATTGTAAAACAAGTTATACCTATAGAAATACCTTATTTAGCAGATGAAGTAAGATCTATTATCCTTTGGTTATCTGATAATAAACATAAACTAAAAAAGAAATAATATGAAACTCTATGAAGTAAGACATTTTGATGCAAACTATCCAGGACGTACAAAAATATTAAAATACAAAGCATTTGTAATATTTAAATATAAAAATAAAATATTGGTTTATCTAAATCCATTAGAAAAAGAATCATACTATTTTGAAAATCCAGATAATCCTGAAATCTTTTTAAAAGGTTATGTTGTATGTAAGAATGATCATATTATAATGTATCCTTATCTTGCAACAGATTTTATAGATGGATTAAAAAAATTGTTTAGAATAAAAACAAAAATCAAACCTATAAATCCATTTGTATGATAGTTAAATTATTTGATATACAAAATGGAGTTGTTATACCTACAGAACATTGTTATACTCTTAAGTCTTTAAAAGATATTATGGATATTTATCCAGAAGATTATTTAAAAATATATCAGTATATTTTTTACATGACTTGTCCTAATCCAGATTTAAACCCCTTTTTTCATACTCCGGAGAATGACAAAGAAGATATTATACTTTCTGAAATACAAGCAGAATTTTCTACTGAAGATACAGAAATATATAAAGCATTATTATTCTGTGAAAAGTTATATGAAACACCTACTTCTAGAGCATATAAAGGTATTAAATCCATGCTTGATAGATTAGGTAGGTATATGGAGACAACGTCCATTACAGATGGTAAAGATGGTAATTTAACAGCATTGGTTAATGCAGCTAAAAACTATGAATCAGTCAGAAACTCTTTTAAAGGAGTTTACAAAGATTTACAAGATGAACAACAAAGCAGAGTTAGAGGTGGTCAAGGTTTAGCTTATGATAGTTAATTATGGATAATATATATACTGACATACCTACATGGGATAATGGTACATGGACTACTACTTCTTTTGACTCAAGAGAAGATTGGAGAACCTATGTATTTTCTTTGTTTAAAGAACCTGGTCAATATGAGTTTGATAAAATAAGTAACACAGTATTTAATTCTGAATCAACTAAATTCAGAAATTCTAAAGTATATTGTACTGCTGCATTTAAATCAAAAGACTTTATTAACTATTGGGATGATCAGAAAAATAAATGCAGATTAGGAGTAATAGTTAAATCAAATAATAAAACCTGGTACTTATCTAGAGATTATTATATGTGGTTAAACTTCTTACCTATCTTTGATAAAGAACAACAAAAGTTTGACTTTGCTCAAATTAGAGATGCTCAATATCATATGGCATTATATGAAATATTAGCTGAGTTATTTTATCAACATTCTGCTATTCTTAAAAAACGTCAGATAGCATCATCATACTTTCATGCAGGTAAACTTATTAACCAGTTATGGTTTGAGGCCGGAGTTACTCTTAAAATGGGAGCTAGTCTTAAAGATTACATAAATGAAAAAGGTACTTGGAAATTCTTAAATGAATATGCTGCATTCTTAAATGAACATACTGCTTGGTATAGACCTATGTCACCAGATAAAGTAATGATGTGGCAACAAAAGATTGAAGTAAGAATAGGAGATAGAAAAGCAGAAGTTGGATTAAAAGGTACTATGCAAGGTATGTCTTTTGATAAAGATCCAACAAATGGTGTAGGGGGTCCGGTTAAATACTTCTTTCATGAAGAGGCTGGTATTGCTCCTAAGATGAATACTACTTTTGGATATATTAAACCGGCCTTAAAATCAGGTATGATTACAACAGGTATGTTTATAGCTGCAGGATCAGTAGGAGATTTAGATCAATGTGAACCACTTAAGAAAATGATCTTGCAACCTGAAGCTAATGATATATATGCTGTAACCACTAATTTAATTGATGAAGATAATACTGTAGGCATGTCAGGTTTATTTATTCCTGAACAATGGTCTATGCCTCCATATATTGATGATTATGGTAATTCACTTGTAGAAGAAGCATTAAAAGCTTTAGATGAATATTTTGAAAAATGTAAAAAATCAATGGATCCTGAAGATTATCAATTAGAGATATCTCAGCACCCTAGAAATATTGCAGAAGCATTTAAACATAGAAAAGTATCTAAGTTCCCATCTCACTTAGTTAATGCTCAATTAAAAAGAATTGAAGAAAAAGAATATGCATATGAATACTTAGATATATCTAGAGATGCAGAAGGAAGAGTTACTACTAAAGCTAGTAATAAACAGCCTATCAAAGAATTCCCAATGACTAAAAAAACAGAAGATAAAACTGGAGTATTAGTAGTATGGGAAAGACCAATAGCTAATCCAGGATTTGGACAGTATTATGCTTCTATTGACCCCGTGTCAGAGGGTAAGACAACAACATCAGAATCATTATGTTCTATATATATCATGAAAGCTCCTGTAGAAGTTACTAAGGTAACATCAGGAGAAACAGAAACATATATAGAAGAAGATAAAATAGTAGCAGCATGGTGTGGTAGATTTGATGATATTAAACAAACACATGAAAGATTAGAGATGATTATAGAATGGTATAATGCATGGACTGTTATTGAGAATAACATTTCATTGTTTATCCAGTACATGATCTCTAGAAAAAAACAAAGATACTTAGTACCTAAAAGTCAAATCATGTTCTTAAAAGATCTTGGTGCTAATGCTAACGTGTTCCAGGAGTATGGTTGGAAAAATACAGGTGTATTATTTAAACAACATCTTATTAGTTATGCTATTGAGTATACCAAAGAGGAACTAGATACTGAAACTAAGACTGATGGTACCATAGTAAGAACTAAATATGGTATTGAAAGAATTCCAGATCCGATGTTGTTAAAAGAAATGCAAGCATATGTTGATGGACTCAACGTGGATAGGATGGTAGCCTTCTGTGCATTGGTTGCATTTATGAGAATACAACATGCTAACCGAGGTTATACTAAAAGAGTTATCATGGATGAAGCATCCAAAAACTTGGAAAAGTCAAAAAATTTGTTTAAATTAAATAAGAGTCCCTTCCGTCATATGGGTGGATCAGGATTTGGGAATTCAGGAATTAAAAGATCTGCATTCAGAAACTTAAAGTAAAAAGATTATGCAAATAATTAATGCTCTACAAGCTAAAAACGGAGCCAAGACTGAACATAATAGAATTGGTAGTATTACACAACCATTACAATTTCTTACTAAAGCAGAAAAAGATCCTCAATGGGCTGCTTGGAATTTAGACTGGGTTGAATGGCAAGGTTTAAAACAGATCCGTAGAAATGCTAGGAGACTTATGAAAAATTATAAGTTAGCTAAAGGTATTATTGACAAGTCTGATTATATTGTAGAAGAAGATAATGACTATAGAGATATTGTAGAAATACTAACTAAAGAGGATCAATCTGCTTTAGAGTTAAAGTTTTATCCTATTATCCCAAATGTTATTAATGTACTAGTTGCAGAGTTTGCAAAAAGAAGTACTAAACTTACATATAGAGCTGTAGATGAGTTTTCATATAATGAAATGATGGAGCAAAAAAGATTAATGGTAGAAGAAACATTAATAGGAAATGCTCAAATGAAACTTATGGCTGCTATGATTGAACAAGGATTAGACCCTAATTCACCTGAAGCACAAGAACAAGTTAATCCAGAAAAATTAAAATCATTACCAGAAATAGAAGGATTCTTTAAAAAGGATTATAGATCTATGGTAGAACAATGGGCCGAACATCAACATAAAGTAGATGTTGAAAGGTTTAAAATGGATGAGTTAGAAGAAAGAGGATTTAGAGATATGCTTATTACTGATAGAGAGTTTTGGCATATGAGAATGATGGAAGATGATTATGAAGTTGAATTATGGAATCCTGCTATTACCTTTTATCACAAGTCTCCAGATGCTAGATATATTTCTCAATCTAACTGGGTTGGTAAAACTGATATGATGACAGCATCAGATGTAATTGATAAATACGGTTACATGATGACAGAAGAACAACTAGAAGCATTAGAAGCTGTTTATCCAATTAGATCTGCAGGTTATACTATAGGTGGTCAGCAAAATGACGGATCATACTATGATGGTACTAAATCTCATGAGTGGAATACACAGATGCCTTCTCTTGCATACAGACAGTACACGTCAGCAATGAATGGTACTGTATTAAATTCAGGAGATATCATTAATCAAATACTATCAGAAGGAGAAGATTACTATGATCAAGGTACAGCATACTTGTTAAGAGTATCCACAGTCTACTGGAAATCTCAAAGAAAAGTAGGACACTTAATTAAAATTACTGAAAATGGTGAAGTAACTAATGAGGTAATAACAGAAGAATACAAGATTACAGATAAGCCAATATATGATACAAGAATGTTTAAAAATAAAACTAAAGACAATCTTATATATGGTGAACACATTGATTGGATTTGGATTAATGAAGTATGGGGTGGTGTAAAGATTGGACCAAACATTCCTTCATTCTGGGGTATGAACAATCCTGGAGGATTCTCTCCTATTTACATTGGTGTAGATAAAAACAAAATAGGACCACTTAAATTTCAATTTAAAGGAGATAATACTCTTTATGGTTGTAAACTTCCTGTAGAAGGTGCAGTATTTTCTGATAGAAATACTAAATCAACTGCATTAATTGATTTAATGAAACCTTTTCAAATTGGATATAACATTGTAAATAATCAGATAGCTGATATACTAGTAGATGAATTAGGTACAGTAATTATGTTTGATCAAAACACATTACC